ACCAAGATCGGCGCCCGTGACCCCGAGGCATACGCCTGGCGTAGATCTGCCAGCGCTTGGTGTTGGCGGGGGCGGAGGGTGAGGGTGGGGGCCGCTGGCTCACGGCGCCCGTCCCTCCATGCCTCAACGGCGCGTTCGCGGGGGGTGATGGTCATGTTGGTTCTGCACCCCCACCCCCACCCATCGCCTCACGCACAATCAGCCGCTTAATGTGGTCGGTGATCGTCTCGTCACCCCTGAGCTGGGACCGCAGGGCATCAACGACGCGGGCAGATATCACGATGGTGAACTTTCGGGTCTCATGGGAGGGTTGGAGGCCGTTCATGGTGTTTCTTCGTTGGTGTTGGTGATCAGCTCAAGCAATGACCCGCTCTGCTGCTCAGCTGCCTGCAGAAACTTCGCAGACTGCTTGGCATACTCGGGCTTAAGCTCGATGCCGATGTACTTCCGGCCCATCTTTACGGCCTGGTAACCGGTGCTGCCGATGCCATTGAACGGATCAAGCACCAGATCATTTGGATTGCTGTAGAGGGTCAGGCAGCGCTCAATCACATCGAGCTGCAGCGGGCAGATATGCCGCTCGTCTTCCTGCCCTTTGGCCATGCGGCCGTTGAGCACATTGGTCTGATTTACCTGCATCCATACCGGGCTGGCCAGCTCCTGCCACATACCCACCGGCAGATCCTCGGGGCAGTGAGTGACCGGATCAGGGTTCTCTTCGTTCTTCCTGAAGAACAGCATGTAATCGGGCATCCCCACACGGCTGCGCGTGCTGTCCTTTTTGAGCTGCTTGTACAGCAGGCCCAATGCCTTGGTGCGCTGCATCTCAATCACTGGATCTTTCCAGATTGTGCAGCGAGCGTGATACACCCATCCTGATCGCTGGTGAGCGCGGATCAGGTCACCACCGAAATCATGCAGGCCGATAAATCCATCCTTCGACTTACGGGCGGGAAGATCAGAGCAATGCACACAGGCCAGCCGGCCGGGCTTCAACACCCGCATCAGCGCATCGGTGAAATAGGCGTAGTGCTCCATGAACTCGGCATGACTGCCGCAGTTGCCCATATCTCGCTCAGAATCTGAATATACAAACAGATCCGAAAATGGCGGGGAGAAGATTGCCAGATCAATGATGCCATCAGGCATCCCGTTCATCACCTCAATGCAGTCGGCCAGGTAAACGGCCCAGTTGTCGCCTTGGTAGTCGGGTTTCATTTCAGGAAGTCAGGGAGCGTGATCGTTGCGGTCCGGCAATAGGTCTTTTTGGCTGACGCGGACTGGAATCCATTCATCGCGTCAGCCATGGCGCGTTTCATCCGCTGGTGGTCTTGCGCCTTGCGCTGGACGTTGTTCCAGATTGATGTTTCCGTGTCGCTGATCACGACATGACAGGTCACGGGCTTGGTCTGCCCGTAACGCCAAGCGCGGCGCACGGCCTGGTAATGCTGCTCATAGCTGTGGCTGACGCTGGCAAACACGACTGTGTTGGCGTGCTGCCAGTTCAACCCCAGCCCGGCCAGCTTCGGCTTGGAGACAATCACCCGGCAGCGGCCAAAGGTGAAGTCATCCATCGCAGCGATCTTTTGCTCTGGATCCATTGATCCATGCACCTCAATCGCGTCAGGAATGGCGCCCGCCAATGCCGCTGATTCGCTGTTGGTTTCGCACCAGACAATCACAGCACCATCGGCAGCGTTGGCGATCTCTGCAGCCTTAGCCACCCGATCTTCCATCGTGAGCCGCTTCTCCCTGTGGATCGTGGTGGCGCTGCCATCGGGGATCCTGAACAGCATCCCGTCAGGTACGTCCACGGTGATGTCAGCCGCGACCGTATGCAGGTTGTAGCTGAGTGGTGGCAGCACAAACCCTGCGTCATCACCACCGAGATCAGATGGCAATGTGGCGGCCCTGGCCCAGCTGGCGACCCATCCCCAGAAATCGGCCCGAGCATGACCCTTCAGCCGCCAATCCTGGCTAGCAGTGCTGGTGTCATTGACGAACCACCGGCAGAGCATCTCCATGCTGCCGAGATAGCCAAGGAACTCGCTGTGATTGCCCAACTCCATGTGATCGTTAGGAGCTGGCGTAGCAGTAGCCGCCAGCCGGTAGGGCGTTGATGCAAACGCATCACACAGCAGCCGCTTGGTTGGCCCGCTGAACGCTTTAAGGATGCTGCTCTCATCCAGCACAACGCCTCCGTATGCGCTGCAATCCAGCTTCGGCAGCCGCTCATAGTTGGCAATGTTTACGCCTGGTCCAGCTTCAGACTGCTCACGGATCACCCGAGCATCAACGCCAACAGCTGCGCACTCGCGCTGCATCTGACGGGCGACCGCCAATGGCGTGAGGATCAGCGAGGGCTTTCCAGACTGCTGGCAGAACTCAGCGGCCGCAGCAGCCTCAACGCGGGACTTGCCAAGGCCCGTATCAAGGAACGCCGCTGATCGGCCTTTTTGACAGGCAAATCGCAAGGTTTCGAGCTGGTGCGGAAACAAGCTTGGCCATTTGTTATGCAAGGCAAAGCCGCTAGATCCGGCGACCGTGCCCTTCGATGCAATGAAGGCGCGGTAATCGCGCAAGGTCAGGCTCATGGCGGTAGTGGTTCCGATGCGGCTACCTCCCCACCCTACCCCATTTGGTTCCGCTTTGGTACCCCCTATAGTGAGAAAACACACCACTACCCACCATGCCCGGTTGGCCCACTGCTGAAGGCAAGCGCTGCGTAACGATTGAACTCGCCAACGAGCACGTTGAGCACCTTGATGTCCAGTCTCAATACGAGGGCTGCTCCCGCGCCGCATACCTGCGCCGGCTGATCGTCCGCGATATTGAACGCCAAGGCCCTGGCCACGCGGCGACGGCCTAAGCTGATGCCCACGCTCCTAGAACAGCTCCAGGAGCTTCCAATCTCTTGGGGTCTTGTTGCGGTCGATGGCGCTAAGCGTCCCTACCAGTCCAACTGGCAGGCCAACCCACTCACCAAGGAGCAGGCCGCAGCCGAGATCACAGCTGGCCGCGCCAAGGCCATTGGCGTGATCGCAGGGCCTGTGTCGGATGGGCTGCTGTTTCTGGATCACGACGGCATCAGCGCCACTGAGCAGCTAGAGAAACTCGGCATACCGCCGCGCAGTCTTCCCAAAACTGCAATCTGCACCTCAGGCCGTGATGGGCGTTTTCAAGCGCTGTTCACCGTCCCTGAGCGCTACTGGGACAGGATGCGTAATCGCCGTGTCTTTGATACCGGCAAGGTTGACGCTGACGGCAAAGCTGAAAATCTCGACCTCAGGTGGAATCGTCATCAGTCGGTTGTCATCGGCGCGCACCCGATCACCGGCGCATATCGCTGGATCAAAAACCGATCCCCCGCAGAAACTGGCATTGCCGAAGCGCCTGAAGCGTTGATCCAGCTGTTGATCAACGACCCTCAGCCCGTATCCATCCCACTCCTGACCCAGGCCACGGCGGCCATGCCTGACACGGTGCCGCTGCTGGAGTTCATCACCCGCGACTCGCGCGCACTGGTTGAAACCGGCGGCACTCCCGGCCAGTGGAATGATGATCAGCTGAAACTCGCCCTTGACCTGCAAGGCACGGAGGACTGGATCATTGCACAAGGCCATCGGCCAGATATCTCGGCTCGCGATGCCTTTGAGCAGCACATCAACGCCGCACGCGGCAAGGCTCCCGATTTTGATGTAACCCGCGCTCGCAAACGATTTGATGGCGCCGCATCCCACAACCCAAAGCCGGCCACACCCGCCGACAAACTTGAATCCCGGCTGCAATACCACACCCGCACTGAGCGGCCGGTCATCGCCAAGCGGCCTACACCAGCATCTGCCGCGGCCCGTGACGACGATGCAGCACCGATGCTCAGCAAACCAACCAAGCTGGAGGCCGGCGAGCTCCTGGCCAAACTGCGCAAGCAAGCCGGTGACACTCGCATCAGATACAACCGCTTCAGCCAGCAGATCGAAATGGATGGCGCCGTCATTGAAGGCGTTGAGCGCTTCTACCTCTCACTCGCTGAGCAGGGCTACAAGGTCTCCAAAGAACTAGCCCTTGACTGCCTGATCCAGGTTGCGCATGAGCACCCCTACGACCCGGTGGCGCTCTACCTAGAGCACGTTGCCGCCACCGTCAAGCCGGCCTACATCGATGGGCTGGCCACTGCATACCTCAGGCCCGAGGATGCGGCACTCAACCAAACCACCATCTACGACCACATGATCCGCTGCACCCTCATCGGTGCAGTGCGGCGCGCCTTTGAGCCTGGCTGTAAGCACGACACAGCCTGCGTGCTCATGGGTGATCAGGGCGCCCGCAAATCCTCGTTCTGGGAGTGCCTAGGTGGCAAGTTCTTCTCTGATGCGCTCGGCGACATTAGCAGCAAAGACGACCTCATGGTGCTCCACCGCTCTTGGATCATGGAGTGGGCTGAGATCGATCACATCATGGGACGCAAGCAGGCCGGCCAGGTCAAGGCCTTCCTATCCCAGGCGACTGATCTATTTCGCGTGCCCTATGGGAAGGCGACCGAGGCGTTCCCACGTCGCGGCATCATCGTTGGCAGCACCAACCGATCGACCGGCTTTCTGATTGACGACACCGGCAACCGCCGCTTTTGGGTGATCCCGACCACCTGCACCGAGGCCAACCCCATCGACACGCCCACCCTCATGGCTGAGCGCGATGCCATTTGGTCCGCTGCTGTTCATGCCTACCGCAACGGAGAACGGAACTACCTGCCGGCTGACCTCGCCACCATCGTGAGCCAAGAGAATGAGTCCTACCAGGTGGAGAATCCATGGAAGGCGCCTATTACTGATTGGCTCAACGCGGCAAGCAATCAAGGCGTTGAGCTGACCTCTGAAATCATCCTGAGCAAAGCCATCGTCAAGCCCGTTGAGAGGCAGACCAAGGTGGATCAGATGCAGGTGGCCGCGATCATGCGCGACATGGGTTACGGCAAGGTCAGGCGCAGCATCGGCGGCCAGCAGCGCTGGGTATTCACCAAAGGCTGAGGCCTTGCCAACCTGCCCGTTGATGGTTGGCAACTTGCCAACCTGTTTTTTTGTCTTGCAATGAGACCAATCTGAAACTTATGGGATTTGCTAACCTTGCTGGCCTAGGTTGGCAACCCCAAAACCCCTGCGCTGCAAGGTGTCTTCCGACCTTGCTAGCCTAGATAACCTATTAGAAAGAGTAGTAGTGATAGAGAGGTAGAAGGGGGTATATGGCGTTTTCCTGCCTCCTAAGAAAAGGTTGACTAGGCCAGCAAGGCCAGCAACCACACCACCCCCGTCCCCAGACTGAACCAGCCACCGCTGGGCCATGAAACGCGTTTGCACGATCTCCACGCTGCTCGACATCAGCACTCCATGGTTGACCTGGTGGCAGGAGCTGATCCTGAACTGGGCAGCATCGTGGGAAACGATTGAAACCCTGCACGTCACCAGCGCCAAGACTGATGACTGCCTTACCTGGGACGTGCCGACCGACATACAGCTTGCGCGCCTGGAGCTGGAAGAGCTGCTGGACGCGCACGGGGAGCGTTGATGCTGAGCATCACCCTGGCCATTGATACCAAAGCCATTGACCGCTTCGGGTTGTTGACAGAGAAGAACATTCGCTACGCCACCGGCAGGGCCATGGCTGCCACCGTGCGAGCTGCTGAGCAAAGCCTTAAGCAAGACCTAGCCAAGACCAGTGGCGGGCCCATTGATGGCGGCGCCACACGCTGGACCATCGGCGGCACATACACCCGCAGGCCGTCGCCAACCAACTTGGTGGCCGAGGTGGGTCTTAAGTCTGGTCAACCGCACGCAGCGGGCGGCTACATCTCCGTGCTGACATCTGGTGGCAGCCCGCGCACCAAGGGCGCAGACCTTGCGGCGTCAGAGCTAGCGGGCCGCCGGGTGACCATGGTCCCAACCCCTGCTCAGCGCAAGGACAGCAAAGGCAACGTAAGCAAGGCTGCTTTTGCCAAAGCTCTCACGGGCTGGGCGTCCATGACCAATACGGGCACCCTCGTCAATCGTGCCAATCGAATGTTCATCGTCCCCATTAAGGGCGAAGAAGGCCGGATGGGCATCTTCCAGCGAACCGGCAAGACTGGGCGAGGGCGTTACGGCGAGTGGGTAGGCACCAGTATGCGCTTCACCCTAGAGCCCACCCCTAAGCCCCGGGCCAGCACATACAACCTGCAAGGTGATCTTCAGCGCTCTGTTTACCAGTTCTGGCCTGGCGAGATCAGGAAACAGCTGCAGGCAGAATCTCT